AAACGGCACAAAGATCACGCAGATTGGAGCAAAAGTTGCTGGAACAAATGCGGCAACTTTGGTTTTGATTTTTATCAGTGATTCAAGCGGAGCAAATTTTAAGTTGTTTGATGAGATTGCTTTGGCTGCAGTAACGGCATCAACAACCGTGACATCACAAAGGGCGGTGACTGCATATAGTGATTTGCAGTTGAAGGCAGGGCAAGTTGTGAAAGTTGGAACAACTGTTGCAACGGCTGCTGGTGTTAATATATTTGCAATCAAAGGAGATTATTGATGCCGGACTTTGGGATAATGCGTGGGTTTAATGAGAAGTTGTTTGGTGACAAGTTGGTCGCTGGGCAATTGCCTACGCAGTTGGGCTTGATTGGTAGTCAAGAGGTATTTGATACTGACGCTGATGCACAAGCGTTCTTTGATAGAGTAACGGCAGCAGGTGGCACACTATCAGCAACGGAAAAAACTGCAGTTGATACCTTTGTAAAACAAATGAAAGCAGACGGTATTTGGACTAAAATGAAAGCCATATATCCGATGGTTGGAGCAAGTGCAGCAGCGTGTTCAAGAAATCTAAAGGCTGATGAATTTAATGGTACTTTTTCAAGTGGTTGGACTTTTGCAAGTACGGGAGTAACTCCAGTAAATGCGTTTATGAATACTGGATTAAATGCAAGTACAAATCTATCCGTTACATCTTTAAATTTTGGTGGATATACCAAAACGGATATAAATTCTGGTGGTTTTAATGGTGCAACGCCACCGGTTTATTTTATGATGGGTTTCGTATCCTTTTTTGCAGCTGCTTATTGGAGAACTAATGCAACCAATATAACAACATCACCCGCTTTAGGTATGATACAAGCCAACCAACTTGGTACGCTTTCCAGTATTTTTAAAAATAACGCTTTAGCAGTAACAGATAATGTAACGATGACTTCTCTTCCTAATTTAAATATGTATATTGGAGCAGTTAATAATGATAGTAACGCCACTTTTTTTGACAACAAAGAACTATCATATTTTTATTTTTCAGACGGAATGAATGAGACAGAACTTTCAAAGCATTACACCGCAGTACAAGCATTTCAAACCACCCTTTCACGCCAAGCATAATGATAGGATACATTTGCACTCCCGACCAAAAAGAATTGATTCAAGGGCAATATTACACCCCATCGCAGTTCTTTAATTGCGTTGCTGATATTGACGGAACTTGGTTTTTGTTTTTGTCTGACCAAGACAAACCCGAAGTTCAAGCATCACAATACGCTTGGGTTCTCACCTTACCACAAGCCGAATACATCCCACCACCATCACCACCATTCCCACCACAATGAAACTAAGCGGTCGTTCTTGGATCGCTTTGATAATTGCGTCAGTCATTATGCTGACCTTTCTTTCCGTGCAGTCAGCACTTGTTTTCAAATACATTGAGCCGACCTATACATCGGCTCTTTTTGGCTATTGGTCAATTATTGCCTTTATGCCTTTTTTCTATTTCGTTGTGATTGAGTTCGTCAGAAAAGCACGGCATAAATTCCAAAGCATTGATGATACATTCAACGCAATTGATGCCAGTAACATCGTATTGGAGTTTGACAAAAGCGGAACTATCCGAAAAGCAAATTCAAAGTTTTACACATCATTCGGCTATGCAGATATTATTGGACAACGCCACAAAGTTTTGGTCGGTGATGTAGATGCGAACGAATACAACTCATTTTGGAATCAACTCAGAGTCGGAAGATTCAAGCAAGGAGAATATGAACGATTGAAGTCAGATGGTTCGGTGATATGGTTATTTGCAAACTACAACCCCATCAAAGATCCATACGGTGAAGTTTACAAAGTGATGCTCATTGCAACCGATATCACCGACAAGAAGATAATTGAAGCGGATGTAAACAAAAAGAATTCCTATTTGGAACACGCTGCGAAGATTCTAAGACACGATATGCACTCAGGTATCAATACATACATTCCTCGTGGATTGAGTTCGTTAAAACGCAGATTGTCTGAAGAGCAAATCAAGGACTTGAAGATTGATGCACCCTTGCGAATGATTGAAGAGGGATTGACCCACACACAAAAAGTGTACAAGGGAGTGAAGGAATTCACCAACCTGGTGAAGGCGGATGCACAACTTGAAAAGAATGAGTTTGATCTGCGTGAAATCCTAATCAGTTACCTGAGTTCTACCAGTTATGAAAAGCAAGTTGTCATTGAAGAACTGCCCATCATTGCAGTGAACGAGTCGTTGTTTTGTACTGCCGTTGATAACCTAATCAGAAACGGGTTAAAGTACAATGATAGTTCAACAAAGGTGATTCGCATATTTGCGGAGGACAACTATCTTTGCATCGTTGACAATGGTCGTGGAATGAGTCAAGAGGATTTGATTCAATGGTCGCAACCATACAAACGAAAAGAAGGGCAGAAAGAAGCTGGAAGCGGTTTGGGTTTGAACATTTGTATTGCGATAATGGATGAACACAAATTCCCGGTAACTGCTGAGAAATTAGAAATAGGTACAAAATTAAAGATAAAAATACGATGATTAATTCCATATTGCTTGTAGATGACGAGGATTTGTTCCACTTGGTTTTTGAAGATTCTTGCTCGTTGCTGGACATCACACTTTCCCTGCAAAGTTTGACATCTTCAGACGAAGCCGATAGGTTATTTAAGAAGTGGTTCAATGAAGGGCTTGATGAAGAACGACCCGAATGTGTGTTTGTGGATTTGAACATCATTGGTTCTTCATTTGACGGGATTGAGTTGATCAGGAAAATCAACACGGAGTATGGCAACGGTGTTGTCATCGGAATCATCTCCAGTTCAGACGATAAACAAGAAATTGACAAGGCGAAATCCGTTGGAGCTCAGTTTTGGATTATCAAATCCGATGAGATTGAGCCGAGATTGGAATCCTTTCGCAGAGATTATCAAGGGTACAAGAATAAAACTGCTCCATTTAAGGTATACAAGTGATTCTAAGCAATGATACTGCCCAACAACTACTGAACCTATGGAAAACAAAAAAGGTTGGTTTAGAGGGCAATGTCTTAAAAGTCATCCAAACAACGGATGAGGAATTCCAAAGGTACATTGATGAAGCAAAGCAGCGTGATCAAGAAACAAGACGGAAACGATTAGAAATTACCAAACAAGTCCAATCACAAAACAAGGACTTAATTGAAAGCCAAGCGGATCGTGAAAAGTTGATGATTGATTTGCAAGAATCACTTGCACAATCTGAGATGCTCAAGAACGCAGCCGTTGAGGATTTGGAATCACTACAAAAACGCACTCAATTTGAACTGATTGGATTGATTGTGAAAGTCGCATTGTCGGTGATTGGTGCAGTTTGTATATTGACAACGATTCTTTACTTGTATGTCATCAGTAAAGGCTTAAATTCTACAATCATTGAAACTACCTGGAGCAATCTATTTGGAATCATCTTGACCAACTCGTTCTCAATCATAGGAACGATTATGGGTGTGAAACATATGGCAGATAAAAAGTAATGGATAGGCATTTTGAAGATATCGTTGAACCCTTTGTGGTTTGTGTTTCGGCAGCAGCATTTGTTGGGTTGTTGTTATTTGGATTTATCTTTTTTGTAGATCAGTATTTTATGGAGAAAGACAAAAAGCAACACAACGACTGATTTTCTATTTGTCTGCGTGGCATCTATCAAAAAACCTTCAGCACTTCCAGTTAGTTTTGACCAATTTCGTAAGAATCCAATTGCTGCCGTGGCTTTTTGTATGCTTGTGGCTGTTTCTTATCTTTACATTGACCTTCGTTCAGGGTATAAAGAGCAGATTGAGAAGAGTAATCACAAGATAGATCAACTTGATATCAAGATTGACCGATTGACCTACGCCCTGAAGCGTTCAGATTCTGCATTGGCATCTGCTATCACGGAGATTCGGATAATGAATACTATGAAAAAATTATGAAACACATCACATTGCTTTTTGTCGCTTGTTTTTTTGTGGGGATTATTGCCACACCAATTGAAAAGACCAAGTCAGTACCTGTTGACGAAGTGGAACTGATGCTCCAAAAGATATCTGAGAATTTAGAGATGGCATCGGTTGCAACTGCACAAGCAAAAGCAATGGGTGACAAGATGGTCGCTGAGAAAGTTGAAGAGAAAGCACAGTTAAAAGAAGCCGTTGCCATTGCCGAGAACAAGGTTGATGTGATGACCAAGAAAGTTGAAGTGTTTTCAGCCAAGATGATTGGTGCTGGACTTGATACAAGCGAAGTGCCATTGAAACTATCAGGCAAGGCATACGATGCTTGGTTGAACTATGTTGAAGAAGGTGGTAAAGAGGACTTTGAGTATTTCCGTTTATACATATTTAACTAATGGCAAAGGCAACCAACACATCCACATTTAGAGCGAAGCCAAAGAATAAGCTCCGCAGACATACCAAGCACAAAAACAAACATAAGTCAACCAAACCATATAATAAACAAGGAAGATGACAAGAGAACAAATTGAATCAGCGATGATCAAGAAGGGATTCGCTTATTTCTCAGACGGAGAGTTGAACCTGAACATCATCGGTGTTCGCCAAAGTTCAACCGGCAACAAGGTGACAAACCTATTTGATGACTTTCTAACTTTGAGCTACAAACACAACGGTGCTTGGGTATTCAAAAAGTGGGCAGCGACAACTGATCCAGGAACAAAAGGGGTCAAGGAATTTCACAACGCTGCTGGTGTTGCTCGTTTGGTTGCTGGTCAATATCGTGGTTCACACGCCATCGGTTTGCATCAAGGCAAATATGAGGCGTTGAAACAAGCCAAGAATGTCAAAGTGTATCGGGATGCCAACAAGGATATGACCTATGATGAAAGCAAAATTCAAGAAGGTGTGTTTGGAATCAACATCCACAAAGCCGGTGCAGATTCTACCTATGTAGAGAACTGGAGCGAGGGATGTCAGGTGTTCAAGAAGTCCGCTGACTTTGACGAGTTTATGCTCATCGTTAAAAAAGCCGCAGCACTACACGGAAATTCATTCACTTACACATTATTAAACTCAAACGAAATATGAAGTTTTTAGATTTCTTCAAAGGTGACAAAGGACAAGCATCATCCAAAAGATTCGTTGGCATCATCGGTGCTTTTGTTTTGTTTGGGACTATGGCTCACAATTCTCTTAGTCCTGCTGACATTGTACCTTCTCCCGATTTGGTTAGTGCAGTAGAATTCATCGTGATTGCTTGTCTTGGATTCACATCAATAGACAAGTTCTCAAACAAAAAGGAATGATTGCTATTTAGTAGAGATGATCTTCCAAAGAATTAATTTTCACGACAATGTCCTTCCCGTTTTCAAAGAGAATAAGGCGAAGGGATATGTCACTTTCGGAGCGGACAATCTCTATCCCGAATTTCTTATAGAACTATTTAACAAATCCCCTAAACACAATGCAATCGTTTCTTCAAAAGCTTCGTATATTAGTGGAGTTGGCACTAAAGTATTTGGACAAAACACCGTTGACATCGCAAAAGCCGAAGCCAAGATCAAAGCCATCAACAGCTACGAAACCCTTGACCAAGTCAAAGGTAAAATAGCGTACGACCTTGAGTTGTTCAATGGCTATTGCCTTGAGGTAATTTGGAACAAAGCCAAGACGGCAATCGCTGAGATTTACCACATCCCTT